GGCAACAACGCTAAACGGCGTTAAGCAACTTCGCTACGCACTCCAGAACTTTGAACCTGATCTAGCCAAAGAGACACAAAAGGAAATGGCTGCCGCATTAAAGCCAATTGTGCAGAACGCTAGAAACCTTGTTCCTTCCGTAAGCCCATTATCCGGCTGGCGGCCAAGAGCCATGAGTGAAGCAAGATTCCCAACATGGGATTCAAAGATTGCTAAGCGTGGCATTACCTATAGCACAAGCCCAAGCAAGCCTAACTATCGTGGTTTCTCTTATGCAGCTTCTATACGTAACAAGTCTGCTATTGGTGCTATCTATGAGCGTGCAGGTGTTCGTGCCCCAAGCGGTAAGAAATCAAGCAGACCAAACTTTGCTCAGGCTTTAGGGCCAATGACAGGTGAAGGCAGATTGCAAGGTCGCGCCATGTTTGCAGCATGGAATAAAGATCAAGGCAGAGCAACCGCAGCAGTCATGAAAGCCTTGCAAAATGCAGCTAATAACTTTAAGAATAGGCGTGGTGCGTAATGGCCAAAGTTGATCTAGTAGTTGGTATTGGTGCGGAATACAAAGGCAAGCCAGCCTTTAAGAAGGCACTAACAGACACTCAGAAACTAACTAACAGCGTTAAGTCTCTTGCTAAGGGTTATGTTGGCTTATTAGGCGCACAGAAGGCTTTTGCTTATGGTCAGCAATCACTTAAAGCGTTTGTTGCAGATGACAAAGCTGCCAGACAATTAGCCCAGACAGTAAGCAACTTAGGCTTAGCCTATGAAGCAACCAACGTTGAAAACTTTATCCAAGGATTAGAAAAAACTTACGCCGTAGCTGATGATCTACTACGCCCTGCGATGGCTAGATTAGTTCAAGTTACACAGTCATATACCAAGTCTAAAGAAATTATGACTACTGCCTTAAACGCGGCAGCGGGTGCAGGTGTTGATTTGAGCACAACTGTTCAAGACTTATCTCAGGCTTACGTAGGCAACCTTAGAGGACTTAGAAAATACAATTTAGGACTTACCCAGGCTGAACTTGCAACAATGTCATTCCAAGAAATTCAGGACAAGTTAAACAAGACTTTTACCGGACAGGCAGCCTTAGCCGCTGAGACTTATGCTGGCAAGATGGATGCGCTTACTATTGCATCAAATAACGCTAAAGAGATTATTGGCGCTGGACTAGTTACTGCTATTTCAGATGCCTTCGGTGGTGGCAGTATTGAAAAAGCCACAGGCAACATAGAAAAGATGGCTAAGGTCGTGGCAGATATTGTTGCTGGACTTGGAACCATGGCTGGTTTTATCGGCAAAATTGTTAGCCTGACGGACAAACTAACTTTGGGTAATTTCCTGGAGAATAGACAACCTAATACGCCTTATGACCCACGATCAGGCAACTTGCCGGATATGTCTCCTGCTGCAACTAAAATTATTATGGCACGTCAAAAGGCAGATGCCGCGGCAGTCAAACGTCAAAAGGAACTTGCTGCATTAGCAGGTAAGCAGACAAAGGCAGTCAAAGACCAGACAGCATTACTTAAGGCTAAGTCTGTCTTAGACAAAGCCTCAGCCGTAATGAACATGGATTTAATCCAGAACACAGCTGCGCTCATGGGCAAAGTAACTGAGGATGAGACCCTACGCCTGAAACTCCAACAAGCAATCCTTCTAGGCAATGCAACTGAGGCTGGCAACCTAGCGCAACAGTTATTGGCTACTCAGGCCGCTGCAATAAAGTTATCTGCAACCAATCCTTTAGGTGGCTTCACAGATGCCTTACAAGCGGCTCTCAAAGGCGTTAAAAGCCTTAGAGATGAACTTGCCTTGTTAGGCGCACAGAAGGTTGCAATCCCTACTCTTGCAACACCAACATCAACAAAATCATATACAACCTATGATGGAATTACTGCTCCATCAGACTTTGGTCTGCCTAGTGCAGTAGCAAATACTGTTGGCAGTGGCCGCTTCGTTTCAAACAATCCTAACGCGGCTGTTAATGAACTTCGCATAGTTATTGATCCATCAGCTGCTCAATTCGGTATTGGCGTGGCATCAGTAAATAACTCAGCCAATGGCAACAAGAACAACTACAGCACTATCCAAAGTTTTGCAGGCGGTTTGTAGTGGCAACACCCACACTTGTTGTAACTTTCGACTTTAGTTCTGGTGCCGTGTTTGGCTACCCGTTCATAATTGGTGAAGGTGTATTAGGGTTCAACACGCTGGCAGATGCCGCGGCTGACACCATAGACATATCAAACCAAGTCAATAGAGTTTCAATTAGACGTGGGTATAACCTGCTTCAAGAAGAGTTTCAGGCTGGCACAGCCACCATAAGAGTTATTGATCCGAATGGAGACTGGAACAGTACCAATCCAGCTTCGCCTTATTTCGGCAAGTTAGTGCCTTTGCGCAAGGTGCGTATATCCGCTGACGGCGAATTTTTATTCTCAGGCTACACAATTACCTATAACTACACCTGGGACAAAGAACAGAACATAGGTTTTGTTGATATAGAACTATCTGATGCTTTCCGCTTGTTCAACATGTCGAGCGTTACCGCAGTTACAGGTGGAACTGCTGGCCAGACTACAGGCACACGCATTACAGCCATCCTAGACACAATCGGCTTCCCTGCATCTATGCGTGAGATAGAGGCAGGTTCAACAACTGTTCAGGCTGATCCTGGCACTTCTCGGACATCACTCCAGGCTATTCAAAACATGGAGTTCTCAGAGCAAGGTGCGTTTTATATTAAGCCATCCGGGAACGCTGAGTTCCTAAGCAGAGCAACCATTCAAAGCAAATCAGGTGCTAATCCAACATTCTTTAGCAATGACGGCACAGGTATTTCCTACCGCAACATCGTTACTGCCCTAGATGACAAGCTAATTATAAACACAACTAGCATCACACGTGCCGGTGGCACAGCCCAGACTGCAAGCAACACAGCCAGCCAAATCAAGTATTTCCCACACTCTTACACAGCTACAGACCTTCTAGTCCAGACAGACGCACAGGCTTTAGATATTGCCCAGGCTTATACTGCGACACGGGCAGAGACCACTCTACGGGTTGATGCCCTTACTCTTGATCTAAACACAGCCGACTACGCCGCTGGCACAACAGCAGCTTTAACTCTTGACTTCTTTGACACAATCCGTGTTAAGAACGTTGGGCAAGATGGCACAGTCATAGACAAGACTTTGCAATGCATGGGGGTAACCCATGAAATTACTCCAGGAACTTGGAACACCACGTTCGTAACATCTGAACCAATCATCGATTCTTTCATCATAGGCAGTTCTTTATACGGTATAATCGGCACGTCAGTAATGACATATTAAGGGGTAACAAATGGCAACAGGATTTCCAGCAAGCACCGGAGACGTTCTCTCAGCTGCTATGTATAACGGCCTAGTAACGTTTGACGTTGAAAGCGACAAGACAGATGACTACACGCTAGTTCTGAATGACAGTTATCAAAACCTAGTGCCGATGAACAAAGGCACAGCAGTAGCCCTAAAGATTCCTACTAATGCCACAGCTGCTATCCCAGTAGGCACAGTAATTACAGTATTAAACAAAGGTGCTGGACTTGTTACGATCAGCGCAGTTACTTCAGGCACAACCACAGTTCTATCTGCTGGCGCAGTAGCCGCATCTCCTACTCTTGCACAATACAAATCTGCTGCATGCATCAAAACTGCCACAGATGTTTGGTATGTAGTCGGTGCGATTGCATAATGATAGGTAACGCAGTAGCAGGAATTTTTGGCACAACCATACCTGCACCTTCATTAGTTGATTATCTTGTTGTTGCAGGTGGCGGCGGTGGCGGTCAATGCGGCGGTGGCGGTGCGGGTGGTTATCGCACAGGATCATCATTCTCTTTACCTTCATCTTTCACCGTAACCGTTGGTGCAGGTGGCGCAGCAAACAATGCAGGTAACGTAACAAATGGTACAAACTCAGTTTTCAGTTCAATTAGTTCTACTGGCGGCGGTGGCGGCGGTGGTTATAACGTAGGAACTGGCGGTAATGGTGGTTCTGGCGGTGGTGGTGCGGTTGATACGAACAACGGCGGCACAGGTAATGCTGGCAGTTATTCCCCAGTAGAAGGTTTTAATGGCGGCCCTTCCAATTCTGGCGGTGGTGGCGGTGGTGGTGCATCAGCGGTAGGTTTAGTGGGAACAAAACCAACACCAGGGCAAGGTTTAGGCGGTAACGGTGGTAATGGATCAACAAGTTCAATATCTGGCACATCAGTAACTTACGCTGGCGGTGGCGGCGGTGGTGGTCGTGGTGATGGTGGACAAAATTACAACGGTGGTGCAGGTGGCACAGGCGGCGGTGGTGCAGGTGGTAACTCAACTAACTCACCAACCCCAGTAGCAGGAACTACAAACACAGGTGGTGGCGGCGGTGGTGGTGGTATTGGTGTATCTCCACAATTCAAAAATGCTGCAAACGGTGGTAGCGGGGTTGTCATTATTGCTTACCCATCAACATTCAAAGATTTAACCTCAATCGGTGGTGGTCTAACTTATGCTAAAACTACAAGTGGTGGCAATACAATTTATACATTTACTGATGGAACAGGAACGGTAACAGTTTGATGGCACATTACGCGTTCTTAAATAAAGATAACATTGTTACCGAAGTAATCGTTGGCAAAGATGAAACCGAACTTATAGATGGTTTAGATCCTGAAACTTGGTATGGTAACTATCGCGAACAAGTCTGCAAACGCACATCATATAACGCAACAACAAATGGTTTTAGAAAGAATTACGCTGGCATAGGTTTTATTTATGACGAAATCAGGGATGCGTTTATAGCCCCAAAACCAGATAATCAAATTGGATTTGATGAAGAAACCTGCCGATGGATACTTCCACCATATGAACGAATATAAAGCCGCTCTTAATACTCCGGCCCGAATGGTTGAAGTAGCAACGGGCGAAGTCGGATACGTAGAAGGCCCGAAAGATAACGAAACAAAATACGGCGCTTTTACTAAGCATAACTTCCAGCCATGGTGCGGCTCTTTCCTTATGTGGTGTGCCAAGAAGGCCGGGGTTACTATCCCAAACGTTGTAAGCGTTATCGACGGCATGGAAGCGTTTAAGCAAATGGACCGTTTAAGAGATAAACCACGTGTAGGCGATTTAGCATTTTTTAATTTTAGCCGGGGTTCAATTCCGCAACACGTAGGGCTAGTGGTAGAGGTAAATTCTACAAGCGCCATTACTTGCATCGAAGGAAATACAAGCTCTAAGAATCAGGCCAACGGTGGCCAAGTAGAAAAAAAGCCAAGGCCGCCCGTGTTCGTAATTGCCTATGGCCGCCCAAAATACACCAAGCCAGCGACAAAGGAAGTAGCGCCAGATGCCAATAACTAACGTATTTACCGTAACCACAACCAGGGGCATAGTAGTAGCGGCTAACCGGGCAGACCAGGTAGTCCAACTACATAGTGCCAGTGGCGTAATTTATATTGGCGGTTCAAATGTAACCACCGATAATGGATACCGATTAGATAACGGAGATAAATTACAAATTCCACTTTCGGATTTGGAAGATTTATATGCCGTTACAAGTTCTGGAACGGCCACATTATACGTGTTCGCTACCATCAATTAAGGGGAAACCAATGAACGCAAAACTACAAGCCGCAGTAATGTCCTATCTACGCACTGCCCTATCGGCAATTCTTGGCGCTTACATCGCCGGGCAAACTGATCCAAAGCTTCTAGCATCACTAGCACTTAGCGCCGTAGCCGGGCCACTACTACGTGCATTAAACCCTAACGATGCTTCTTTTGGAAGAATTGCAAAATAGTAAAACTATTACAGATAGGGCTAGGCATTTTATTATGCTTGGCCCTAACTTCTTGCGAGCGCTACGACGGCTACACACGCTACCCATGCCAGGAATACGCTAATTGGAAGAACCCAGAATGCCAAAAGCCAGAATGCCAAGTTACCGGAACCTGCACCGAAGATTTAGTAGGCGGTATAGTGAAAGGACACCAATGAGCGAAAAGCGAATGGGGCCAGAAGATATTAAAGCCAGGCTTATCTTGTTTATTGGCATTACCCTTTCGGTGGTTTTCTTTATAGTTACCCTAGGCATCGTTTATGCCCTGATATTCGTTACCCAACCCGTCAGTGCCCAAGCGCCCAACGATGCGGCATTTATTGATCTACTTAAAACCCTAGCCATATTTTTAACTGGTTCACTTGGCGGCGTATTAGCTAGTAATGGGTTAAAGGACTCAAAAAAGGATAAACCAGCGCCCTAGCGTGTCGGTTCTTGACGGGCCTTACCCTTAAATGCGACCCTTAACCTGCTTGGAAATACCAGGCAGGAAAGGGCACAAATGAGCATAGAGATAATGGACTACCAGGTAATAGCCCTGGTCGGTGCAGTTTTTATTTTAACGGTCTACGCATATACAGTAGGGCTAAAAGAAGGCAAAAGAATTGGCTACCATCGGGGCCGTTCTATCAGCTTCGCGCAATACAAGGAAAACCACAAATGATACGCCGCGCTAATTCCGGGGTTTATTGCGATTATTGCAAGGCCCAATGGGGCAAGTTAAAAGATGGAACCTGGCACATCAAAGCGCAAACCCAAGCTAGTGTT